CCCGACAATTTAGCTAAGAAGCAAGCCGAAGGCTGGTCATACGTCGATAAAAAATCCGACGATGCCAAATCTTCAAAACCGCGCCTCGAAGAAGGGGAAGACCTGACCTCGACGCACGAAAAACGCGATGCCGTTCTCATGTATATGCCTGAGGAACTGGCGCAAAGTCGCGATGAATACATGAATCAAAAGTCTGCAAGGCTCGTCGCTGGCCTGAAGGCAAGTACCAAAAAAGAGTTGGGCGAACAAGGTGCAGAAATGCACGGGGATATAACAATCACAAGCCGGAAGGCTTAAGGAGATCAAATGGCTAATCTTTGCGGGTTCACACCCTCTCGCCAGCCTGTTGCAGATTGGGTACGTCAATATCCGTGCCAAGCCAACACGGACGGCGCAAACCAAACGCTTGCCAAAGGTGACGCAGTTGCCCTTGTCAACGGTGTTATTGTTCCGGCATCCGCTGGCATGGACCCGACCCATCCGGGTTACGGCGTCGTCCTTGCGGTTTACACCACGGCAGGCCGACCGCTGACCTTCCAGACGAATAAAATTCTCGTCTCAGGTCAACCGGGCCGCGCTGATGTATGCTTTGACCCGAACCAGACCTATTACGTGCGATGCGATACTTCAGCGGGTAACGTTGACACCATCGGCCAAAACGTGATGCTGGCTGTTTCTGCGGCCAACGCAACGACCGGCCTTTCAGGTCACTCGGTCACGACCCAAACCTCGGCGTCGATCAACAATCTTTTCAAAGTCATTAACATCGGCCCGTTCGACCAGTTGGATAGTCTGAATGGTACGCGTGCCGTTAACAACGGTGTTGAAGTCAAGTGGAACCGCCACAAGCTTCACGCCGCCACGGCATAAGGGGGAACTACTATGGTTATGAACACAGGCGCATTTAGCGAAGACCTCTGGCCCGGTATTATGGCTTGGTTCGGCAATGAGTATAAAGATTGGCCGACCATCTGGGATAAGCTCGTTGATTCGCACGACTCGGATAAACAGTTCGAGAAGTTCCAAGGCGTTACCAACTTTGGCTTGGCTGGTATCAAGGATCAGGGCGCTTCTATCCCGTACCGCGATATGTACCAAGGCTTCCCGCGCGAAATCATCAACCTTTCGTATGCTATCGGCTCGACGATCACCTACGAGATGATGCGTTACGACCAGTACCGTCTGTTCCAGTCGATCCCGCAGAAACTCGCGGCCTCGGTTCGCAAAACGGAAGAAACGGTTGTTCACAACCTTCTGAACAACGGCTTCTCGACGGCGACCAACCCGACCCTGACGGCTGACGGCCTGTCGTTGTTCAACTCGGCCCACAAACTCGTAGCCGATAACGCAACAACCCAGCGCAACACCCCGTCTACGCAAGCAGACCTTTCGCAAACCGCTCTGGAGCAGATGTACATCGACGTTGGCAACTTCGTTGATGACCAGAACCTCCCGATTGTGGTGACGCCGAAGAAGTTGATTGTTCCGGTGGAATCGCAGCACTTGGCCCGCAAGATTCTGGGCACTGAGTACGAAGTGGGTTCGGCCAACAATACGATCAACCCGGTTGCTTCTGCCCGTATGCCGCTTGAACTCATCATCTCCCCGTACCTCACGGATACGGATGCATGGTTTGTGAAGACGGACGAGAAAGACGGCCTTGTGTTCACCGATGTTGACCCGGTTATGCTGGATCGCGACAACGAATTTGACACGAAGAACCTCAAGTTCTCGGCAGTTCGCCTGTTCGGTACTGGCGCAGTCAACTACCTCGGTTATTACGGCTCATCGGGTGCTTAATCTGTAATTTAAAGGAGATTTAAATGACTTTATTTGCAGATAATCTTGAATCCGGCATTACCGGCCTGACCTCCGCGCAATCAACCCGCGCAGGGGCCATCCTTGGACGCCAGCGCCTGTTTACGGGCGGCGGCAACCAGACATATACGGGCTTTCTCCCGTATGATGCGGTCGCGGTCAATGCCAACCTCTACATCATGAGCCAAGGATCGGCGGCAACCACTGACCGTATGACGATTTCCACGTCAGCAGGTACGACTGCCCTGATTACCTTTGCTTCGATGGGTTCGGCCACGGGTATTTTGAGTGGCACGACCACGGGTCTGGGCACGAAAACGGTTGTCGCTTCGGCGTGCTTCCGTCCTGGTCCGGTGAACAACCCGGAGGGTGCGGATATTCCATTCCAAGTCATCCTCTCGTCTACGGATACGGCCACGGAATACGGCCTTTCAATGACGTTCCGCCGCCGCTTTAAACCAGGGACCTAAGATGAGAGCTAAATCGTTCACCGTGGTCGGTTCTGCTGGAGGCCCGACCTATACCCCTGCATGGGTTGTTGATGACTTCAACAATCCAACCTGCATTGGGATTGGTGTGACGGTTTCCGGCGCTGAATCCATCGCGGATATTCAATTCACGTTCGCGGACTGGAGCCGGATCAATCTGAACGTTGTTTCCGCCGCCCCATGGCAAAATGACGCGACCCTCGTATCGGCCACGCAAGCCAACTCGCCAAACTACGCCACGACAAACTACGCCTTTCCTCCTGTTGCTTTAAGGGGTCGTGTTCGCGCCCTTACTTCAGCGGGCGCAGGAAACGCTGTAACATTCACCTTCCACCAAGCCGGGCCGGAGGAATAATGGCACTCAATAATTCCCCGAAAGAGACTTTGACGGCCATCCAGCTTCTGACTGAAATCGCGCTGGCTGTAAAAGAGATTAAAAATCTCGATGACTTGGCAAAGAAAGCCCATTCACTCCCGGAAGCCGAACAGAAAAAAGCAGACGCCGCCAAAGAACAAATCGCCGCTGCACAGGCGGGAATGGACGCGGTTAACAAGGCAAAATCCGCCCTTGAAAAAGAGGCTCAGGCCGTAGCCGCCAAATCAAAAGAGGCCGATAAAAAGCTTGAAGACGCCCAAACGCGATCCGTGGCCCTTAATGCCATGGAGGACGAACTTCAGGCAGGATTTGCCGATCTTTCACGCAAACAAAAAACCTTGACGGAAGATCTGAGAAAGCTGGACGCAGAACGCCAGTTTTTGGAGGAGAGGGCCAAGACGCTGAACGAGCGCGAAGCCAAGATCAAGGAAATCGAAGCCGGTCAAAAAATCAAGGCCGAACAAATCAAGGCTATCATGGGGGCGTAAATGTCCCTGCAAGGAACGTGTGGCGGCCTGACCATCATAGCCTGTGATGATGTCGCCATTCTCGATGAAGGCGTGTTTCAGGGCGAAGCCGCCGCGATTAACTTCACTGGTGGTGCCACAGCAACCGTTTTAAACGGTGTTGCGACTGTTGATATCGTTGCTGCCTCCGCAGGTGGGTCAGGAACAGTTACGAATGTATCCGTAGTCACCGCCAATGGGTTCAAAGGATCGGTCACCAACCCAACAACAACCCCCGCCATCACAATCAACGCTTCTGCGTTACCGATCACCATTATCGCCCCCATGACAGCGGCGACCATTCTTGGGAATCCTACAGGGTCTGCGGCAGTGCCGGTTGAGATCACGATTGGCAACAGCCTTTCTTTCTCCAGTGGTCAGTTAAGACGCGCCGCTATCGGTGGTGATATCACGATTGGGGTGAACTCTAATAACGCCGTTCTCCCAAACATTAATACTGGAATAGGAACGTTCGGGGCGTCTGCTTCAGTTCCCATCGTCACCGTCAACGCCAAGGGGCAGGTAACAGCGGTTTCAGCCCAATCAATTGCTATCCCCTCATCCCAAGTAACCGATGGCGGTGCATTCGGACGGCTATTCTTCGCCACGACCACGACCGCCGCAGCACAAGCACTGATCGACGCCTCCGCCAAGCAGAATATCGTCCAGTTTCAGGACGAGGGAGTTAACGTTGGCACCGCTGGCGGGATTAGCACGATTAACTTCACGGGAGGGGCTGTTACGGCCTCCGCCACTGGAGATGTTTTGACGGTTCGTTGCTCAGCCGCAGGCGGTGGTGGAACACCGGCAGGCTCAACAGGATACATCCAGTACAACACCGGTGGATCATTCGATGCTGAATCTGACTTCTTTTGGGACGCGACGAACAATCGTCTTGGGATAGGCACGTCCACTCCAACTTATAAACTTGATATTGCGTTCAACGTAAATGGTGTGGATGGGTTTAAAATCACAAATCCAAACGTTGGGGCAGCTGCGCAAATCCAGAACCAGCTTGTCAACAATAACGGAAATCTGGCCTACACAGGCATTTCGTCTACCAACTTTACCGGGTTCGCCCCGCTTAATGGCGGGCAATCTTTCTTTGGCTCCTACCAACAGCCGATGTCTTTGTTCACGCAAACGGCCCATCCGATCATTTTGTATACGAACGCGACCGAGGTTATGCGCGTAGCCTCAGGCGGGGTTGTGACGGTGACCAATCTGGCAGGAACAGGGAATAGATTCGTTACCGCCAACGTAAGCGGGAATCTGTCTGTTTTTACGACAGCCAATGCCGTGAACGCCTTGGGTGGAGGAACAGCCGGTATTCAGGTTTTTCAATCAGTAGATGCAACGGCGGCTAGAACTGCACTACTAACCCCCGGGTCAGTAATTACAGGGGTTTCGGGCGCAACCGCGATTTCCAACATGGTTTCTTTGAC